GTCTCCTATATTTGATAATACATTCATTGCACTTTCGTAAGCCATAATCTTCTCCTTATCAGAAGGCTATATCGACACCAGCCCCAACACCCATTACCCCGGCACCTATTAAGAGGGGATTCAAAGTAACTATTCCTGCAATAATCCCCACAACACCAGCTATTGCGGCAAGGATACCACCGCCCAATTGTAGGTTACTAGCATCTTCCGCCGCTTGGTCTGCCGCAATTTGAGCCATGTCAGTCTTGTTCGTTTCGTAAGCATCTAAATCAATTTCATACTGATCCAAGTCCCACTGATATTCAGCCATATTTTGATTGTAGACTTGTTCTGCCATGTCCATTGCTGCTTGGTCTAAGCCCATCTCAGCATTGATACGGTTATATTCAGATTGTATATACGCCTCTGTCGCTTGGAAATCAGCCTGATACATTTGTAGGTACTGTTGATTCTGTTGCATGAGAATACTAGACTTGGTAGCAAGGGACTGTATAGCCAAGCTCCGGTTCTTGTTGAGGTTGTCCATGTATTGGCCTTCGCTCATAACCCCAAGCTGAACCATTTGACCCATCATCTGATTCTTTCTCTGCCATTCAGAATCTTTCAGTCTGGACTCTTCATCATCCATCGCTAGTTTCTGTTGATACTGCGAAGAACGAATCCGTGACATTGCCGCATCGCTATTACGTAGGGCTAATCCACGACCCTGCCCGGAAGCGATAGCGTTGTCATACATTTCCTGCATCCCTTTCATTTCTTGCTGACGCTGAAAATCGTAAAAGTTTTCACGGTTTGCTCTTTGTTCGTCTGAAAATCCCTGCATCCCCTCCACGCCACCGGCAAGCTGTTGTGTTAACAAGCCCTTCATGTCATAGTAGTCTTCACTACCCATTCCGAACTGACCAGCCGCATAGTCCCTGGCTTCTTCTAAGTCATTAGCTCCGCCAGATTGAAGCTCTGCTATCATTGTGTCTAGTGCCGAGGTTATGTCATCTACGTTGGCCATATCTTTGCCATTCGCTTCTAACCACGCCGCAACAGATTCAAGCCCGCTCCCCTCTCCGATCATTGAAGAAAGACCCTGTAGGGAGTTCCACTGACCTTCGTAGCTCTTAACTAAATACCACTCTCCGGTCTTTGTATCTATGGCCCACGTTTCGGGGTGTCCGTTGACCCACCTAGTCTCTGATTTTCCTTGATATGGGTCTGTATAGTCACCAACATTGGGCGCATCGGGTATCCCTGTCTGCTCGGACGATGTTCCTGCCCATTCATTAGCAGACCAACCGGCGTTTTTGTTTTGTAGCCACTCATTATATAAATCCCTAAACTGTGTCTGTGCTTGCTGTTCGCCTATGCCGGTCATTGGCCCCTGTTGGCTCCGCCATGACTCGTAGATATCTGATCCAGACCCTGCCCCGGCATCCCATCCTGCATAGTCTCCCGTCCAATATCCCTGCTTTTTTGCAAACTCTTTTGCTTGGTCGTATCCAATCAATGCCATTAGTATTTCCTCCCTATAGCGTCAAGAGAAACTCCGTAAAAGACCACATCGGTCGATCCTGTGTGGGTGAAGCTAAACGCTACATTGTTTCCATCGATAGTATATGGTACATTTATATATCCAGAATAATGACCCGTTCCTGTACCAGTGTCTATACTCGCATCCATGCTTGCACCCTTGTATTCTCCATACAGTGAAACATCTATTGTTCCAATCTTTGAAGTCTCGAACTTAGCTCTTGTGTATCTTTTCTTCTTTTGAAACTCTCCAAAAGAGTATTCTTTTGATTCTATGCTCGTCGTGATATCTACTGTACCGTCTAAATGGGTGTCGTTCTGATATCGATAAATACCCGTACCCTGAATAGCTGTTAGGTAATCATCGTCATCCTCTCCACGGTTCCAAAGCATCTGCTTCGGTGTCAGCCCTTTCAGTTTATAGAAGCTCAGTCTGCCGTCACCCATCTCGTCCCGTCTGTAGGTGTCGGGGTCAGCCCATAACACGACATCATTGCTAGGAAAGGCCAACCAGTATTTACCATTGTATTCTACTGAACAGGCATTTGTTTTTGTCCAGCTATCAATATCTGATTGAATGTGCTTGGAAACTATACTGTCGTTATTATCAGCATATCTATGAACTCCATCATGAGCAAGATAAAAAAGCTGCCCATTGATAACAGTACAACTCCTGCCGTTAACGGTTCCAGAGTTTTGAAGAAATCGAACCTCACGATTTGAGAAAACATTTCCAAAATATCCATATATTCCATTACCTTTAATTATAGCCAGATAGTCTCCTATAGACCGCATGGCAAGTATTTCTTTACCGCCTTCGTAAAACCCCTCAGTATCATACTCGTCCCACCCTGTAAGCCTCTCTGCTTTTGAGTATTGAACGTTGTTATCATCAGACAGGTATAACCGGCTTAAATGTGTCCATACGTGCTTAGAACGGGCATCATCAGTGATGAATGAGAAGTATTGTGTATTAGATATTTCGATCTCTCCACAGCTCTTAGCAACTGCTTGTGTGTCAAAAAGAACCCTAGCTACAAATCGGTCAGTCATATCCTCTTCTCCGGTAGCTGTGCCATCATACGTTGTCCATGTTGAAGGATAATTAAACTCGATAGATACATCGGCAGTACCGGCACCATCAAAATCCGGGGTAGCAACCAAGTCCATTGTTCCCCAGGCATCATCGCCCTTGTAATACTGATAAGTTACATCCGTACTCCCGGCAGGGTGAACGTCATTCATGTAAATCTTATTAAAGGTGAAAGCCCCGGCTACAAAGAACCCATCCATCGAAGCGTTACAATATTGAAAATCGATACTAGCCGACTGAGCGTCATCAGTATCAGAGGCATAAACTCCTGTGGAGTTGGTATACGACCCTGCCCACCAATCGCTGTCGCCTCTAGTCCTAACATCGTTTGCTTCAAGAGTCTTAATTGTCATCCCTGAATCGTAATAGATTATAGTAGGCTTATCGACCCCGTTTACGGCTACAATGTAGTCGCCTAACTGATCGAACTCGAACTCTCCTGAAGAGAGGTCAAAAGTGTTGTCTATTGCTGTGAGGGTTCCGCAGTCATCTAATCCGTAATATATATTTACATCTGCCGAAGCGTTTTCTACAGCAAGGAAAGTGTACCACGTAGAGTTTAGATATCCTCTAAACCCACCCTGTAGTATACTCGCTGATACATCTGTGGTCGCTAACTCACTAGAGCCTTCTCTTGATTTGTACTTCCTGTCCCAAACCATATTTTCAGAGATGGAAAGCATCTTGGCTTCCATTCTTTCGGGAGGAAGGTCTGTGGCGTATCCGCCTGTAAACTCGTTGAAGTTAAAAACCATCTAGCTCCGTCCATCGGGTTCATATCTCCACCAAAGTCCCTTAGAAACGCTTGCAGGTTTCAAAGAGGTATTTTGATTATTCTTCTGTACTTTATACTGTCTTACCAAATTATAATAAGTACCTTTCCGTCTTGTCGCAAGGTCGTCCTCAAATGATTCTAAAAGGAGTTCTGAGGCAACATGATACGCTATCGCCATGTGATATTCTGCGGGAATCTCTGAAGGTATTGCCGCATCCGTTATAGTAGGAATGCACTTATACGCTACATACAGCTCTCGCTGCTCTGAGGGTGCCGGAGTAATGAGAATGTCTGATCCCTCAACATAGTAAAAGTTCGGTTCACCAACGCTCTCGCCTCGTACAAAATAAGACCGTGGGGCCTGTGTCAGCTCTGTGGTTGTCCCGCCCAAGTCCCACTGTACTGTTTGAATTGTAAGGGGTCTACTGTCTAAGGTTAACCGCCTCGTACAGTCTTCGGGGAAATCCCCGGCAAATATTCCAGCCGCATACGTAAGGTCGCCAGACAATCCGAGTAAAGTTGCGGCGTTCATGTAATCTTCTTCGTCGGGAGTCCCTATGTGAATCGCCGTGGATTCAGTAGAAGCGGTCGTGGTAATTGTGAAAGCAAAGTTATCCCAACTTATTGCTATATCTCCGGTGGCAACTGCCGCATTGATAGCGGTCTGTAAGTCGGCAGCTATAGTGTCGCCCGATCCGTCAGCCCTATCACTTGCGGTAATAACCACATCTGTGGTAGAAAGGGCATTAGCCCCTCCGGTAATAAATAAGTTCAACGCATAGTCAGTGTTCGTGTCAAACTTCGCTACAACGAGATAGGTCTCCTCTTTAGGAAACCCATTCACATCAATAGCGAATTGTTGAATAGCGTCTGTTACGAGTTCTTGGATAACGGTAGCACTCGCACCATTAGTATCGGTACGGGCTAGTCGCCTAGCCCGTGTTACTAACTCTGCGTATGTCATCGATTAGTACCCGAATGCGAGATAGTCTACCGTTACTCCCGACAGGTCTACAGAGGTGGCTACTTGAATCATAGCACTATCTGTTCCCGCTGAAAGATCATTGTAGTACGCAAGAACCTTACTGTTCGCTCTATTAAATGAGAAAACGTACCCATCTTCACTGGATAACAACACAAATACAACATTGGCGGTACCTATGCCGGGAATGGCACAGGTCTCGCCGTTTTCTACGTATGAGTCATCCAGAACGAGTTCGCCGAAAGAAACTTTCATGCCACTCGCAACATGCCGTAGCAATGTCGGAGTCGCATTCATCCTTATATCAGGGGTCACTGTTCCAGCCATTAGTTACCTCCTAGGTAGTCACGTTGACGAAGCCATGTTGTATAAGCATCAATTCCGGGGTAGCTGCACCTGAAGCTGTTTCAGAACAGACCGCAAAGATTCCCGCCACATTGTCAGCGGCATTAGAAGTAAAGGCACCCGCTACGAGAGCCACCCATTCCCCGGCAGTAAAATCTACCGCAGTCGTCAAGATAGGCTCTGCAATGAATCCCTGAACCTGTAACCATGCTGTATCACTTGTGCTTTCTGCCTGATTGGGGAAACCGATCATGCAATAACACGTACCACTGGCTATCGCCTCAGAAACAAAACCGTACTGTCCACCGATCACCCTGTAAGGGGTGTTAGCGACAAGATTTGCATGAGCCGTTACAGCCACCCAACCCTTTCCATCGTCATCAGTACGGAATCCCATAGGAGTATATTGGTCTGCACTTGCTCTAAAAACTTCCATAATATTCCTCCTTATTTAGTATGGTCTAACGCAGTATACTTAAAAGAAGTATTTCTGCGATTAAATTTTACGTTACCGACCCAAAAAGCCACTTTTGCAAGAGTCTTAGGTCGCCCAGCCTGTTCGAGAGAAAACCAATCCGTTACTTCGTCTTCGCCGGTCTTACAAACCAGTTCAAGTGCGTTCTCGTCCACACCGAAGAAAGCAGAGGTAGGAAGGAAAGAGTCGCCGTAGGCTTCTCCGCCCTGGAACATAACGTTGTAGAACTTTTTGTTCAGCGTGTTCTCATTGGTATATCTGATCTGTGGTTGCAGAAGAGATTCCAGTTTGCTCAAGAGGTCTCTAGTTGTGTAATAAACTGTCGGGTGGTTTTTCCCAAGAGTTGCAGCATTGAATGATTCTGAAAGACTGCCATCACCGTACATAACCATGCTAGTAGTTGTACTGTCTTCTGTAGAGAGCCATGAGGCCGCATCTGTATAAGCTACCCCCGCATATGTGGTTGTTGAGTCTACCAGCACGTTAAGGGGAACAAGGTTGTTAGTCCCTGCTGAAGTCGCTGTCAAAAAGTTATAAGACAACTTCTCAAAAAGGTCTTCTGCAAGCTCTTTTGCCTTGTCTTTAGCAAGGTCGATGATCTTTCCTTTTCCTGCATTTTTAACTCTTTCATCCCACTCTAACGTGGTATCTGCTTCGTAATAAGCCCAAGGTACAATACCGGCAGTACGAGTATCTTTTCCACCGAAAACGATCTGCTCTCTAGGCCCAATTTCTTGTGCTCTGTCGAGTTTACGGTAACGGATAGGGAATTGAATCTCTTTTACACCATCATAGGTGATCTTATTCTTAGACTTCATTCTCGAAAAGAACGGAGAAGAATCGTATACCTGTGAATATATCTTGGGATCGAAATAGTTTTTACTTACCGAGCTTAACTCGTCGTATGTTAGTGCCATTTAAATCCTCCACGAACTTAGGAAATCCCAAGTCCTGTTTTTAGCTGTGCAGCGATTTCGTCGAAGTCTCCCCCGACTTCACCCACAGATACTTCTGTAGGTGTGACACCCGCATTCATAGGTTTAGTGGCCCTAGACAATTTTTCAACAATCTTTTGCTCTTTTTCCTGTGCAGGAAGTCCTCGCCCTTTATTAGCATAGTAGATCAGTTCGGCAAGATTACTTAGAGCCATGTCGGTAGGAAGGGATTGATACCCCTCTATATCTTCCATTGCTTTCAGTATAGTGTCCCTTTTAAAATCAGGATATTTCGCTTCCATCGTAGAAAACGCTTTTTCCTTCTGGGTCTCATAATCTCTTGCTTGCCGCTCGGCATTTACTTCATCCCTGAACTTTTCTAACTCAGATTTGATTTCATTTGTTTGGGTATCTGCATACTCTCGCAAACTATCATTCTGCGCTCCCGGTGAAGGGTTTCTCATCTGTGACGTAATGTATTGTTTTACATCAGGTCTGCTTTTCATGAATGCGTCAATCTTGTCATAGCGGTCCTTAACAGTCATAAAAGAAGTCATTTGCGATTCTATTTCAGCCGCCCTGGCTTCTGCTTGCTTCCTAATTCCCGCCGCTTCCTGTGTTTTCCGGGTGTAGTCTGAATGTCTCAGAGTCCCTTCTTTCACATATTTGATTGCCTCATCCTGGTTAGCGAAGTTGAGGTCCTCTCCGTTATCCATTGGGATACTCATAAACGATTGTGGTTCGGCTTGTCCTGCTACTTGGTCCGGTATTACCACCGAGTCTATTGGTGATCCTACAGGAGGTTCAGGGGCTTGCACTTCTTCTGGCATTGATCTTGCTCCTTATTGACCCATTTGGGCCATCATTTCATCCATTCCGCCTCCGCCTTGTGGCATCGGTGGCTGTCCGCCCGGAGGCATTCCACCCGGAGGGGGAGCGCCTTGGGCGCCACCAGCTAAGGCATTCATCTTGCCCGCCGGTGTTCTATTTTTTAATTGCGACTTTGCCGCTTCTTGCAATTTTGCTAGAGGGTCTTCCCACTTTACGTGAAAAGTGTTTTCTATAAATTGCCCAACGGTCATATCAGGATTAACCTGTCCTGACTGTGCCATAAATGCACCATCAGTCGGGTTAAGCATTGATCTATTTTGAGCTACGTTCTGAGCCGCAGCGTCCTCAGCAGGGTCAGGTTGCATCCCGCCACCCATCATCATATCACTCATCTAAGCTCCTCCCATATCGGGTACTCCGCCTTGCGGTGGAGGTGTCCCTGTTTCTTTCATAAACTGTTGCACAGAACCGCCGCCACCTTTTGCCCCGGACTGCTCTTGCTCTTTTTTGTCCATTCTCTCTACTATAGCTTGGTAGTTTGGAAAGTTCAAGGTACTTAACACAGCTTCCCTATCTACTAATTTCATCTGTGCCAACCGTATTACCATATTAGCCAGAGTTTGTTTATCAAGAGGGAGTGTAGAGTTGGTGTCAATCTGTATATCAAAATCAAAATACACCGAGTCGGGTAAAACTCCTTCCTCATTAGTGTATACCGTAACAAACTTTTTATAATCCTCGTATGCTTCGTATTCGCCCGGATCAAGCTCGTTCTTCTTCATTTCTCCATTATCAACCTTTTCTCCACGCTCTCTTGTCTCAGGAGTAGCAATGGCATCCATGGCTGACTTTGTAGAGTTTCCGACCTGCCCGTACTTATATCCTGCATCAGTTTTCTCATGTACCATTCTCGGCTTATCGAAATACTGCTGCATGAGCTTAATGAGTATGTAGCATATCTTCTTGATAGAGTTCTCAAGGTTTCGTACTTTCTGCCGAATACGAGTGTGTGAAGACTCTAACAGAATCGCAACCTCACTTGCCGACTGCCGCTGTTGTTTGGAGGGTTCTCCTTTCGATACGTCTGTGATACCGGAGATTTCCTCTACTATCTTTGGAATAATTGAAAACAAGTTCCCGACCATTGGATTCTGTTGGGCTTCTAAAATAGGCTTCAACATTGGTTCTTTCGACATATCTGATCTCTTTGAAAAGACCTGTCCGCCCTTTGCTAACCGTTCTGTAATATTGTCTTTGTCTGTCGATTGAGTTTCATCGAACTCATAAGAGGGGTCTAGGTATCTGTGAGCATATGCTACCATAGCCTGATAAAGTAAATTAAGTTCCTTTATCAAACCTTCCGTATTGTCTACTTCGTCTATCCCAAGGAACCCGGCAGGATCGATATAATCAACCAAGGAAACATAAGGAGGTAAGCTATGCCTATCTGTGGAGGCTTTCTCACCGAGAAATTGGTCTGTGGTAAAATACACATACTTTCCGTATGGTGCCTCTTTTTTTATTTTCTCATCGTCAAACTGATCATAGTCTGCTTTGTAGCTGTCGTTCCGGATAAACATCTCATAGACGGTTGCGAATCTAACATCAAGTTCATAGTCTTCAGACCCTTGAAACTTGTAACTGTCTTTCTTGTTTGCTTCTGTAAAAACACTCGCATCGGCTTTTACGTGTTTAACTTTTGGGAATGTCTTTCTAATCCAACTCAGCGGCTTTCTTGACCTAACCCCACAGAAGGGAGCTTTCCATACATCGTCATATCCGGGAGCAATGAAGAAGTCAACAGGGTCAACAATCTCACAACAAAGTTCGCCTCCTCGTTTCGTGGCATCGAAGTATACCTTGAATATGCCGACCTTCTTTGTCATTGCATAGATGAGTGCCTTATAGGTACACATCTGCATGTCCATGGTATCCCAAAAATACTTAATGCCAAGATTGTACATCTCAGCAACTTTTTCCATAAAGTCTGCCCGTGGTACAACGGTGGGAATCGGGTTGTTGTCAGTAAGTAAAGGTGCCTGTGCTTCTACGATAGAGAACAATAGGTTAAAGGTAATTTTGGAATCTTCGTCAGTTAATTTTTCCTCGTCCCATATTTCTCCCTGAAACATCTTATAGTGTTTCCGCATCTTTTCACGAACACCTTTAGTTTGTTCAAAGATATTGTCGATTATGTCTTTCTGTTTCTTCCACGTAGGGGTTAAAAGGTCTTTTGCTGTTCTCGCCATATTAAATCCTTCTTATTTCACGTTCTTTGATATAGTTATCCCGTTCCCTTTGGGAGTGGAAACTTCTTCCAAGCCCAAGGTCATATCCATCATAAAAGGCAACTTGGAACGTAAAATTACTATTGCTGAAAAGTCTTGCCATTGGTTCGTCACAACAAACGGGATCATCGTGATCCATTGGCAAAAGCTCTGATACCTCTTTGTGGCATTGCTGACACTGGTAGTCGTAAATTGGCACCTGTTCCTCCCATTCTTTTCTTAATTCCCCCCGGCAAATTGGCATACGGTGATGGTCTGTGCTTTTGGGGATTGGTCATTTGTTCTACAATTTGGCCGAGCTGTTGTGGTGGTAGTGTTAACATCTGACTTAACAGATTGACCATTATTCCAATCCGCCCTCAGTATACCGCTTGGCTAAATCATCGTATCCCGCTTGGACATCCCCGCCAGACCTTCTTGACGGTCTTTGCTCAGGAAAAGAACGCTGTCCATATTTCTGATCGATATACGCCCTAGCTTCCCCGTCTGAGTTGAACTTCTTCCCGTCAACAAAATACTTACCGTTTTTATAGGTAATCGGCTCTCCTTCGTGCATATCCTTGCTTACTCCGCCATCGTCACCGGCAAGTCCCTTCAGCCATTCAATCAGCCGCTTAATGAAGTTTGGATCAGCACCGAACTTATCCTTGACGCTCTCAATAGCTTTTGGGTCGCCCCACTTCGGCGTTAACCCGGTACCTATTTGTGGTGGTGGCCCTGCGGGTGGTGCCATATCGGCTATTCCCCCCATCTGCGGGTTCCCCATATCCATTATTCTTTTCGCTCTATTATCTAGCATTATTTACTCCTAACACGCCAACTTCTGATATCTTGACTTCTTAGACCTTATTCTATCTAAATGTCCCTGTAATGTAAAGCCGTAATTATACTGAATATCACTTTTCCACCAACGGGACGGCGAAAAGCGGGGAATCAACATAATCATCATAGCACCCGCATCTACAATGTCATCTTCGTTAGCATCTGAGTTTGGATTAAGGAAGTCCATTTGATGAAAGAGTTCATGGAGGTGGGGTCTGAACAATACACGACCGTCACGCACCATCGCACCAAGCGTCCTCGCTATCTTGTCAGCTTTGCTCATCCTCCCAAAAGATGTGGGGATTTCAACGAACATAGGACGCATTATAGCAACACCATTAGTTTTCTCGTATTCCTCTAACTTAATGTCTATAAGGTCTTGGATCGCTTGCTGCAATCCGAGTTCAATGCCCACTCTATCGGGTGAATATTGAATAATCTTTTTAATGATTTCGTCAGCAACACCATTAGGCGGTAGGTTAACTTCGTAGGCTTCTTCAAAGAAAGCAGTACCCACATTCTCCTCAGTGTAAGCGACACAAATACCTGTCTTATCTGAGTATCTTCGGCCAGTAGCGGGATCAACAGTAATGTACCAGGTGGGTTTATTCGGTTTATCCGTGAACTGCGGATAAGGAGGGACAAAGATTTTGTCTTGCATTGCAACGACTTCATTGAGATATTGACACGAAAATACATAATCACCCTGCCTCTTACGGAGTTTCTCTAACGCCCGAAGTGTAAAGAATCCATAAATAGGCTTCCCGCCCTCAATAGCTCGCCTTACGACTACTCTGTCAAAGTAGTCTTCCGCAATTACTCTTCCATATAAATCATGATAGTGATACCTGGTCCCAACCATCTTTTCAAAGGCATGGACTTCTTTAATCGACTGTACGTGCTTCCACCAATCTTCCAGCTTTTCAATCTGCTCTGCTGTACGTATGGTTTTCTCATTGAGGATATCATCATAGAAATGTCCGTCATAGTGATGGCCAACAACAATAGACTCAATTCCCCATACCTCTATTTGGCACTCTTGAGGAACATAGTCTGATTTTGGTCGCCATATCGTGAGGGTGTCAGCGGTGTCGGTTTCCCACTTCTTACGCTCCGGGAGCTGATCAGGAAACAATATCCTTAGAACAGGATGGGCGAGGATACCCTTAATTGCTTTTAATTCTTTTCTTGCTAGTGTGGTAGTCTTAGACCATAAGGCATATCTGCCGGTAGGATTTTGAAGGACTTTCTGCGCCATCGCAAGCTTGACCCAACAGGATTTCATGTGCGCACGGGGTTCTAAGAGCAGGAGATCTTCGTCTGTCCCTAAGTCCATCGCCATGCTCTTGTGTAATTTAGGGTCAAGACGGTGCCGCCGAGATTTAGGGTCTACAGCTTCCCGCAAACCCATAATCTCAGCACCAAAGAAGAAGAGGTCCGTTAATACCTTCCACCGCATCCACAGGCGATAGATTTCTTTTTCATCGGGTTCGGGAGGCTCGGTACAATCCTCCGTGGGTTCTATTCGTAAGGCTTCCCG